GATAGCTGTATCAATAGCGTTTGATCTGAAGAAAGGTCTTTTCTTTAACCCACGCATTTGAGATCTAGACATCTTGTGTCTCTCAACTACGTACTCTGCCTCATCCATGTTGTTAGCGTCTGGGTCAGGATAGAAGTTCCAGATACTTACGCTAGATGTTTGCGGCACAGTTTTAATTGTGGGTGTGTACTCGCCATCCTCTGACCAAGAAGGGTATTCCTTATCGTAAGCAAATGGACCCTTCATAATACCTGTACCAAACAGAGCAGTTTCAAATGCTGCTATGCGTAACTGCTTTCTAGCATTTGACTCTTCTAGTTGGTCATGTATTTTCTTTTCCATCTTTTTAGCTGCAACCATAGCAGGATGGAAAGTAACTTTACTTGGAGTTGTTCCTGGCCCATCTTCTATAAGATCTTGCACAGGCTCTAGTTTGTTACGGAGTGCTCCAAGTCTTTCTCGTAAATCAATGATTGTCTCACCAGGCTGTAGTCTCGTATCATCTTGTGGTAACGCACCGTCAGACTCTTGAGCTTTACGCATGTTACTGTCAGTCTCAAAGTTTACAGTGTCTGTTATACCCTCTGGTAAAACAGTAGGGTTGATAGAGATAGGGAATTTGTTAGAACCAAAGAGTACGTCTACAATCTGACCATAGGCTGCAAGAACCTTGGTCTTAGTTACTTTTACAAATACTCTAGACTTTTCTGTAGATGTAAACTGTACGTCTGATCCGTACACACCACGATAGTTTTGATAGGCTCTGATCCATCGTAGTTCGTCAGTGTATCTAGCTTTCTCAGCCTTGTAGAATTTGCCCTCGACAAGACCTACTACTGTTCCTACCTTTTCATCTCTACTACTATCAGCATCTTCTTTATCTTCTACAAAAGAGGATTCCTCTTCATCCATGTAAAGTTCGTCTGATTCAAAGATATCATCTTCTTCCATTAGTTAATCCTTAATATCCAAATGTGGGATCTGATGCTTGAAACCCTGTTCGTTGAGAGTCTGGGTTGAAATCAAATAAGTTGCTTCTGGGTCTAGTCATCACACCGTATCGCAAAGCATCGTACAGGTGATCTTCTGAGTTGGTGTCTACGTCTTCAGGGTTCTTTTTATCTAAAGGTATAGACGGTAATTGAGAGACAAGATTTGTGCAGTTATTAAATATAACAAGCCTGGGTTCCTCTGTAAACTCATCTACTTGTAGTCTTCTGTGTAACTCGTTTTTACCTGCTACTCGTGAGCCTCTTGATCTATCTGCAGGACGCCATCTGCATCCTTTCATAATCATCTGCTCTGCTAGGCTAGGGCCAGTGTCACCTCTTTTGTGCCAGAGTGAAGAGTCTAAAACACCGTACCTTATTTTTTCTCCTTCTTCCAATTCCAGGATCATGTCAGCCAAGTCAGTCGCTATGATCTTAGAAACATATAACTCCCTGTAGACAATTAGCTGTTCAGACCCTGGAACTATTGCTATCCATACAACGCCTGTGTGAGATCCGTATCCGTAGTCACAGGCTCTAAAACGAGTCCAGTTTGAAGGTATATCGTAGGGGTCAACTACGTGTATCTTTCTGTTGAACTCTGGAAATGCTGAACCCTCGTTTATATCCCAGTCACCTTCTAGTAGTTGTCTTCTCTGGTGTTCAGGAAGAGATAGAAGGTTTGCTTCGTACATCCCATCTTCAGATAGGTAGGGATTATCAAACAGGGTAGCAGGTATAAACTTTCTTTTAAATAGAGGTTCACCCTCTCTTGTGTGACCTACAGGCCATTGAATTATGTCACCGTTTTCGTCTGTTGCCCAGAAAGCATTTCCTGGAGGACTAGGTTCAATAAAGTGTTTTCGTACCCACTGGTGTCCTGGCCCCCCAGGGTTGCTAGTCGCTCTCATATAGAGTGGCAATCCACTTGCTTTTGTAGCACGTAACCTTGACCTCATGTAAGACCAAGCGTAACTGGAGGGCCATTGGGTTAACTCATCAAAGCCTATCCAGTTAAAGGCTTGACCTTGATACCTCATAACGTCATCGTCACGATCAAGATACGACATCCAGAGTGTTGCACCGTTAGGTGCTACCCAAGTCTTATCTCTTTCCATGAACTTTATTCCTGGAACAGCCTTTGGGTAAAGCTGTTTACTTACAGATATAAGTTCTCGTAACTCTTCTGTACTCCTACGAACAAGTAACATTCGTGAATGTGGATTCGTAAAATATCTAACTGGATCAGCCACCATCGAATACGACTTGCCACCACCTGCTGCTCCTCCGTATAGTACCTCTTGTTCTGTTGAAGCTAGAAACTTGGTTTGTGGACCTGGGTTAGGTTCAAATATTACCTCTTGTTTGTCCACAGAAAGGGCATCGTTCTCCAGGTTCGAGTGAGATGTAGTCTTCGTCTTCGTTAAGATCTCTGGTGTTTCTACCACCAATTCTTTTCTCTTCGATTTTCTGGCTTTTCCTTGCCGCTTCTTTATATTTTTTGGCATACTGCTTGTAGTTCGAGGAAGCTCTACGCCTTTTTTCTTCCATTCTGACACGTTTATATAACCCTACATGTGATATTTCTCTACCAGATTGTTTAGATAACCAGACTGCTACTTTCCTGGTGCTGTATTCTTGAAGAAATAGTTTAGCCTTTTCTAGTAATTCTAACTCTTCAGGGATAGGTAACAGTAAGTCTGGATCTGTTTCATCCTGTTTGTAACCAAAGGGTACGTGTCTTCCTACTCTTATAACAGGATACCACTCTCCTAGTTCCCCTTGTAGTGGTATCTGCCAGTCAACTTTGGTTGGGTGGTCTGCTGTTGTAGCTCTTTTACTCATTATCTTTCGCAGGTAAAATAAATAAAGGCTCTGATGTCTTTACTTCTACCTTGTCTGTTTTAGTAAAACCTGCACGATCTAGAATGTCTTTAGCTGCTAACATCTTTTCTTTTACACCTAGATCAGTAGGATCTTTCATAACAGAAAACATTGTGTAGGCTGCTTTAGTTGAAGACTGTGCTATAAACTTTTTTGTAACGTCTGCTATTTCATCTGTCAGGCTGTTGACAACAGAAGTAGAGGCTACACTGTCAGCGTACCCTGCTAGTTTCTTAGCCTGTACAGGATCTCCCTGTGCTTCTTCAAACAGTACGTCTAAGAACTTCTGTTGTTTTTCTGTTAAGTTTCTTGCCATTATGCCACCATGTAAATTATAAAACTTAGAGTGCCTATACCTGTTAAAATAATAACACCTGATATACTCCAAGTAATTATTGCTTCAATCATTTCTGCTTTACGGTACTCTTGATCTTTCTTTTGTTTACGTATTCTACCCTCAGTTGCCACCAGTTCATCCCAAACGGATGGTCCATACGTAAAACTAATCCAGTCCTTTAGCTCCTGACGCATGGCCTCTGCTTTCTTTTTAGCTGTGAATATTTCTAAAGCTTCTGCTTCAACAGAACCTCCCATAGCTTTCCACCAAGGGGGGTTCTTATTTTTTTGCTCTAGGTAGGCCAGATCGCTCATGCTACTAGCCCACTGATTTAGTTGACCACCCATCTCCTGAAGATCTTTTCCAAACTGGAAACCTTTCTTCAGTGCATTGAACGCTACGGTAGCTCCACCGATTATTGTAACTGGGTCCACGAGCCTCCTCCCAAAGTACTCCTAGTATCATTAAAGAAGTGATTGTGCTTTTCAAAGGGCTTTACCTGTCAGCACAACCCTTTCTATATCACATCTACCTATTCCTAAGTCTCGTAGCTCTCTGTCAGTCATCCTGTAGAGTTGCATACGTGCAATCTTACGTCTGGCTGACTCTGTTCTTACTTTTATTATTTTGTTGAGTAATCTTTTAAACATTATCTATCCTCTGTTTGTGTTAGCCCTAACTGGGTGAGGATAGTTATATTCAAGTAGTTATATCATAGTAGTGACAAATATGCAACTCCGTTATGATTTACCCTTTACTTTCTTGACTACCTTTGTAGTCCAAGCTTCGTTAACATCAGGAGTAGAAGGATCATCACCTTTTAACGTTCCATCTTCATTTCTAGCACGAACTTTTTTAGTTTCTGTTTTAGGTTTGTCTTGTTCCTGAATAAACTCTAAAACAGCAGGATCTTTAGAGTGCCACTCTCCATGTACGTATTCTGCTAAAACAGCACCGTACTGATCTATTACTTTATCACCTTCTATTTTCATTTCTTGCCTTTCTTTTTCTTTTTCTTTTTAGCTGCATCAGAAAAAGCCATAGGTTTTGCTTTGTCTATAGCAGACGCAATTGTTTTCTTAGAGCCAGGTATTAACACTTCAACTTTTATACTACCACTTGAAGGACGTGTCTTTGGAAAAAGAGATGATCTAAGAGGTTTTTTCTTAGGTTTAACATCTTTAAGTGGTTTCTTTAAATCTTCTGCGTAGACAGCAGCCATTACTTTACCATCTTTGTTTGTGTAGTAAAGTGACCCTGCTTTCTTGGCTGCAGCAATACTTTTGTATTTACCTGCGTTCTTTTTGGCTTCTTTAACAGTTAAACCTTTTGCTTTAAGCTGATTGTTTAAATATTTACGTAGTGTTACAGCCATTGTTACTTACCTCTTCTGGACATACCACCATAAAACATTCCTGTTTTACGCATGTCGTTCATCTTGCCACCCTTGGCGTAACCTTTTTTCTTAGGCATACCACCCTTGTTTAGATTTACACCTCTGCCTTTTAGTATATCTGCTTGAGTAACTTTACCGTCACCTGTTAAATCTGGGAATTTTTTAGCCATACCGCCCTCATTTGCTCTAAATTTTCTTGTTTTCTTTGCAATACTCTTAGGTTGTTTTACAAACTGTTTACCTTTTGCTTTGCCTTCTCGTTTAGCTTTTGTAGTTGCTGCGTACTCAGCAGAAGATAAAGACTTTATAGCAGCTTCAGGCAAGTATCTTTCCCCAGTCTTAGAACTAGGCTTTCCACTCTTTGTACGCCACTTTTGTTTTGTCCAGTTCTTTAGACTTTTTTGAGGGGCTTTCATTACTTGTAGCCCCCACCCTTGGATTTGTATTGTTTTGCCAACATTTGTGCTTTTCTTGCTGACCATTGACCAGGTGAGCCACCTTTACCACCTGCTTTAATGGAATTAAACAAAGACTTACGCATCCCTGGCTTCGTATAATTACCTGCTTTATTAACAGTGCTACCACCTTTAGACATTCCAGTTACTTTTTTTAAAGACTTTGCTTGCCCTGCGTGTAATTTAGAGGCTTTTTTCAAACCTCTAATTACTTTTTTTACTCTGGTTTTATTTTGTTTAGATAAAGCCATGACATTATATCTTTACTAGTTTGTAGCCTTTAGCTTTTGCTGCTGTTCTAAGCTTTGCCAGTGTCATTGTAGCACCGCCCTTAGACATGCCTTTTTTCTTCATCATGGCTCCTCTAGCAGCACCCTTCTTCTTCATCATCATGGCTCCTCTCGCAGCACCTTTTTTCTTCATGCCACCACGAGCCATACCTTTTTTCTTTTTCATCATGGCTCCTCTGGCTGCACCCTTCTTTTTCATGCCGCCTCTAGCCATTCCTTTTTTCTTCATCTTTCTAACCATTAGTGTTACTCCTTGTATAAATTATTAAAGACACGTTCTGTATCCCAAACATACTCAACATCTTCTTTAGAGTTAAAGATATTCTGATTAGGTTTAAAGTCTGGAGCACCTTCGCCAGTTTCAAACCACGCAGGGTGAGTTACTCTCACTCTATTATTGGGTAACGCAACTATGTTACCTGTGTATTCACCTGCGTCTAACAACTCTAAAACGTGAGATTGTTTATGTTGAGCAGGATCATCTGCAACTTCATTGTCTGTATAGTCAACAGTGAAGTAATATTTTGCAGGATAAAACTCGTCATCTATCTTAGCTATCCAAGGAGCAGGGGTTGCTCTGTTTATAACGTACACAGAGTGATCGTGAGACATACAATCCCAGGGTTGTGCTAAGTATGGTGGTAACTCTGTAGGCCATTCCTCAAGGGGGGTATCTGCCACGAGTGCTGTTAGAGGCATCCTAGCCCACATTGCACCACCATGTATGTTAGGGCTGTCATCTTCGTCAGACTCAAAGCCTGTGAATATAACTTGAAAACTTAGTGTTCTGTTTGGCATAGTCGTTACTGCTACCACCATACAGTGCAGGAAGTCTCCATGATATTCCTGCATATTCTTTGTGTATTCTCTTCTTACCCATGCTTTGAAGTAGGGTATGTTACTTTGTAGATACGCCATCTTTTTTGTGTTTCCTTCGCAATTCTGCTTTCGCTTGTTTAAAGACATTTGCTATCGCTGTCTTGCCCATGACTTTAGCACGTTGTTCTGCTACGGTCAATATTTGGATTTTTCTTGCGTAAGGTTTCTTTAACTTTTTTACTTTAGCTACTGTGGCTTTAGCGTCAGCCATTGTAGCAAACTTGATGGATACCGTATCTTTTGGATTCTCATCCGTATATAGTCTACGTCCAGACCCCTTTGGTTTTTTACCTGTTCCTACTTTTGGGTCTTTCTTCTTTTTCATTAGTTAAGCTTTGCAGTTACAGTTAGGCCCACAATTTCTGTTTAAAATTGCACACACTATCCTTTTTAAATATCTCCATATCCATTTTACTATCTTCATAGTGAAACTCCCATTTTAATTTCTTGACACTCTGGTATAGCTAGATACCCCTGTTGTTGAAAATATCTAGCTACAACCAAAGCTTCTTGAGCACATGCTTCCTCTGTAGGAAACGTTGACGTTGTTTTTGCCATGACCTCGCAGGATATTGCTGCAGGTGTAGCACAGAGAAGCATAAAGGCTATCCACATTAGAAACTAACTGTAGCTCCTATTGTAACATCACCAAACTCTAGGTCTGAGTCTGTTGATACTTCAGTGTACAAACTAATGTTTGTGCTAGGAACTGTGTAGTCTACTGTGAAGTCCAGTCCTTGAAAGATGTCTCCATCTTCTAGCTCTAACATGTCGATGTCTGTAGCCATCGTGAATCCTAGACCCATAGTTGAAAGTCCTGCTGACGGTGTTAGCTCCCACTCCCAGTCTTCTACACCTGTCGTGTAGTTAAGATCTGAGGATGCTCCGATTGATACTGTTTGTCCTGCTACAGAAAAATCTTTTCCGTAAGACGCTGTGGTTGCCATTACTGCAGCCAAGCCTACCCATGCTGCTATTACAGCTATTTCTATTTTATTCATTAACTTTAATCCTTTACCATTTAACTTTGTTAGCCCAGTACGCAGCAGACATTTTACCTTTTGCAATATTCTTGCTGTGTCGTGCTTTAAAACTTGCCCTCTTCTTTTTCATTCTATCCGATTCACCTGCTTTGGGTTTACCTGCAGTAGAGGCTCCTTGCTGACCAAAGCGAATCAATTTATATTTACCACCCTCTGATGCCATGACAACGTGAGACTTAGTTGGGTGGTCAGGAGTCCTCTTTGGTTTGTTGACTCCTTTTAACCCTAGCCTTTTCATTGTCGCTTTGACACGCTCAGGTACACTCATTTGTATCTCTCGTATTTAGGGTTATCTTTTCTCCCGAATAGTGTCAGTATAAAGTTCATTATACCTCTACCAATTTCTGTAGGCGTTGGCAATAGCCAACCTAAGATAAGGAGCAACATAACCCAGGGTGGTATGTTTGTGTTTATAATATCCAAGCTTCCCACTGATCCTGTCTCTACTTCTTTTGTAACTACATCTCTACCTGCAGAGGTAGTGTTCTCTACAGACATTACGGATTGTCTGTTCTCTTTACCTATCTGTGCGTTAGAATTTACTGTAGGACCGTCTGATCCTCCTAGCAACCCCAGAGTACTCAAACCACAACCAGATAAAAATAGAACGAGTATTAACCATCGCATTTATTTCCACTCTCTATCAGCTTTGTTAAAACAGTCAAACTGCAAACCTAAGTATTCATTCTCTTCGTACTTTTCCCAGTTTGCGTTCTGAGCAATTACTTCACACTGTTGTTTGGTAAACAGTTCCTGCATGATGTATT